ACCTATGGATCTTACCTTTCTGTCCTGTATTAGCATTCATTACATAGTCACCTTCAACAAACACTTCCTTCTTACGGTAGTGCTGTCGTAGTGCTTGTTCACGTAGTTTCTTAAAGTCCTTCATTTTTTACCCATACCTTTTCTTATTTCTATCATGAGTTGAAGTTTATCTGCTTTAGTAAGAGTGTCTGGTATACCTTCCATAAAACCTTTAACATTTTTATCTAATGCATGTGCTCTCATTTTACTAGCAGAGACACCAGAAACATCATTATCATTATCAGGATCACGTTCTCCTGCTGACTTAACCTCTATGCCTCTAAAAGCATATTCTACCTTCTTATCAGGATCTTTGGGGTCCATGTTATATTTTTTTAACATTGTATCAAATCCATTAACTCTATCAGATCCAACAACCAAACAAACATCAGTGTAATCACCTTGAAATGACTGCATTACTTTAATAATTATATTAATATCTTTAGTAGAATAGATATTCTTAGCATGTGTAGGAAATATCTTATGCATCCACTTCAGTTTACTATCAATATCTAAAGGGTTCTTCTTTGCATCATGAGATCTAGTTGGTATTATAGCATAGTCATCCTTACCTGCTTCTTTAGCAACAGCTTCTATAAGTTTTAAGTGTCCTATAGTTGGTGGATTAAATCTACCCCATGTAAAGACAATACGTTTACGATCCATCACCGTCCACCCAATCCTTAGAAACATTAAAGTTAGCCTTAGAGAACTCTAATCTATCAACTAACTTAATAGCATTGTTTCCATCAGCAATAGCAACATATCCTTCGGGTGCTGTTATTTTATAACCTGTATCTGTCTTCAAATAAGTTCCAAACCTTTCACCTTTCTCAAGCTTACGAATGAAAACTTCTTTTGATGATTGCAATATCTTATACAACTCAGCTGTATTCTTCAAAGAATCTAAATTATCTTCTATTAACTGAACTCCAGCATATAATTTGGCTAACTTGGATGCTTTTGCTTTTGGTGTCTTAACTTTATCTGCTGCTTTCTTTACTTCTCCTTCAAAATAACTAGTAAATTCTTTAACAAACTTTGTTGTATCAGGAATCTTTCTACCTTCACGAACATACTTATTAAAAAATATTTTCAATCTAGGTCCAAGAGTTAACTGATCCTTTGCTTCTATTTGCTTTGCCATTTCATCTAAAAAATCACCAGAACTAGTAAGAATCTGTGTACATTTAGTTTTTAATCTAACAAGAGAAGATCTTTCTGAGTTAGTTAATAGAATATCTTTTCCTAATTGTCCTGTCTCTGCACTAAGAACCAAAGCATCCTTAGAATCTTTCAACTTTGAAACATCAAATCCAAACGAGGCACTTAAATTTTCAATAGTATTACCATGATAGGTAGTATGAAACACTACTCCTATTTTTGCATTCTTTGCTTTATCATATAAATCATCATCTTTTGATATAGCATATGTAATTGTGTTTGGTTGGAATGTAATAGATGTTTTACCTCCAATAGTCTGTGTCTTTTTATCATTAGTGAATAAAAGATCTCCTTGTACAACTCCTTCGATACCAAGAGCAGGAAGATATGCCAACGCTGCCTTTAATTTTTCTACAAGACCAGGAGCATGACCATGATTTCTATCAATATCTTCTGGTGTAAAATTAACCTTCGCATCCTTATTAAAAATAGATTTAGTACCAACAAAGAACTTACCTAGACCAGGATATATCCCACAAAATACAGCAGGAGCACCATCCCATTTAGTAGTAATCTTAAATGAATTTGAACCTTTGCCACTAAAGGTACTAGCAAGCAAATCCAAAAAGACAAACGCATCCTTAGCACCCTTCTTACCGTCAAGTAGGATGCTATCTTCTAAATGTTCTAGGTGTGTGTTCTTACTCATCCACCTACCTTTAAGTATGTACTAGATTTCATATAACTTCTCACCTTATTATCTCTAAAGAGATAAAATCCTTTTGATGAAGCATAAAGGTACATTGACTTAAGAATATTATCTTTAATATCTCTATGCAACATTGGATTATTATCTAATAGATACCCAACCTCAAATGATTGAACTTTATTTTTTACAAACTTTGCAACTGCTCTCAAATTATTTCCACGATGCAATCTATCAATCTCATTTAAAGTTGGTCCTTCATCCCCAGATCTTCCTCCAAGCATATTAATATATTGAACATATCTTCTTTTATTTTCTAAGACTAATGAATCAGATGCAAAATCTCTATCAACCTGTTGATATCTAAAGAATCCTTTATCATATGATTGACCAAATATTCTTCTTCTCTCCTGCTGCAACCTTGTAAAATAAGAAGTTCCTTTAGAAAGTCTAGTAATCAAATATGTTACTGGTAACGTTACCTTTCCATGATTAGCAGCAGATCCTTCTTGCTGTAACTGTATTTGAATATCTGCTATAGATCCAGACTCTTCAAATCCTCTAGCATCAAGATAAGTATCAGGCATACCAGCAACATCAAAATATATTTTACATTTTAAATTGGTTGCATCATATACTACTCTAGTTACATTAACATTAAGATCAACAAAGTCTTGAAGTTTAGCTACATCTGGCATTGATATAACTTCTTTATGTACATTAGCAGTATTTGTTTTCTTCAAAGATATTGGTATGATATTTCTATCTTTAAACTGTTTGTGAATCCATTTATTATACTCATAAAGATCTCTAAAATCATCAATGAGTTGTACAGTTTGTTTAAGTATTCTATCATTCATATCAGCAGTAATAGATGAATTACCAGATGGTTGAAAATCTTTTCTATTATCAAAAGTAGACTTTACTGCTATAATATCTGCTGGATTCCATTTATCCTCTGCCATACCAGCACCTTCATATATGAAACGAACATCATTCTTACGAGGATTTCTCTTGATGTCACGAATCATATCTTTATAATTATTTTTAAAACTAGGATACTGATCCTGTCTATAAAACTTATACGTACCAGAATTTAAGTATGGTCTGTATACTGCATTAGCAATCCATACACAAGATGATGCCCAATCCATACCATCATCAGTTTCATCTACAAATCGTTCAAATCTTTCCCAATACTGATTAGCAATAACTGTATTAGTTCTAGCATTTCTATTCATTGTAGTTACTGTATCCTCATTCTTGATACAGTCAATAAACTCTTCAATTGTTATTGGAGTACCCTTTGCTTGTCTAACAGCACATGCAAATGATTGTAATGATTCTGTAAGTGCAGTTCTACCAGCTTGAGATATACTCATTCCAGCACTACCAAATCCAATCTTTGTCATAACAGCCAAAGATCTATTCCACTGATTATCCCACGACTCATTATTTTCTAATATAGTTTTTACTGCCTGTCTATAATCGTTTATATTACTATGACTTAGATCAGAAACAACAAAATTATCCCTAGATAATCTATTAGAGATATGTGGATTTACTTTAACTTTACCTGCACCTTGATCCAGAGTGAAGTAAGGCATTGCACCACTCTGTATTGGAGCAGGTAATTCAGACTTTACTGTCTCCAAATACTCAACAAAAGAGATCAACAAATCTCTTTTTAAATTCCAATTATTAACACCAGTTACATTAGCGGATCGTAAATCACGAGTGGATGTTATTCTAGTATCAAATGCCATGTCTCAAAGGAATACCTTTGACTATTTAGATTCTAACTCCTCATCTAATACTTCTAGCATATCATTTACTGCTATAAGATTATCTATATCAAATAAGTACGAAGCAATATGCTTACTAATATATGGTTTCTCATTACGTGCTGCAAATGCAAGTGCATTCTTTAAACATGCTTGAGCCTCTCTAAGAGACTCTTCTACTTGACCTGTTAATGGCATCAGCGATCCCCCTTTGCTCTTACTTCAGATTTCTCTACACTAAATTTTCCACCAGGATATCTCTTCTCTAGTTTCTTAACATTACCTCGCACAACGTCGTCGAAAGATACGTCCAAAGCCATACAAGCTTGTGCCACATACCACATAACATCACCCAACTCAATAATAAGATGCTCTCTGTTATCGTTGTTCCAAGGCTTTCCCTGAAATACCATCTTTTTAACGATTTCCAGAAACTCACCAGACTCAGCAGCAAGCCCAACACCAGCAGTGGTAAGACGTTCAATATTTGCACCTTGTCTGTCAAGTTCACCCAGACGGTCAGCAAGACTGACAAAATCCTTAGAACTATCGCTTGTGACAGCATCCACGAAATGAGAGTACTTATCAAAGTCAACATTATTAGTCATAGTTTATACGTTCCATTCAGCAAATTTAGATAATCGGTTTTGTGTCTCAGAAAACTGAGGCATCTCTTCTTCTTCTACATCCATTACAGATGTACTATCAGCAACATCATACAGCCTCATCTTCGATCTGTCAATACCTACCATAAACTTTCTAGATGAGGTCGGGTCGTTGTACCTGTTTTTGAGTTGTTTAACCATGATCCTACCTTGTTGTTCGAGTTCCTCAGTAGAGATAAGGGCAAACATAAGATCAGCAGTGGCAGGGAGACCAAAAGACTCAGAAGTATCGGTAAGGTCAGGATCACTATTACCATAACCACTCCTAGTAGTTTGAGTAGCTGAAACAATAGGTAAGTTATGTTCCACAGCAAGACCGCGAAGCTCCTCTGCAATCGCCTTAACATACGTATACGAGTTAACAATAGCACCTTTATACCTCACACTAGCACAAATATTTAAGTAATCTATAAAGATTATATCAGGTTTGAAACTTTTCTTTAAAGATAGATCAGATAAGAGTGCCTTAAAATGACCTGCATGTGCAGATGCTGTAGGGTACTCTTTTATAATCAACTTACCCTGAGTCTTACGAGTAATCTCTTGGACTTTGGAGTTGTATATAACTTCTGGAAGTTCAGGGATGTCCCTTATATTTACATTGAGAAGATTTGCATCAATTCGTTCAGCAATTTTCTCCTCTGCCATTTCACATGTAATGTATAGTACGTTCCGTCCTTGCAACAAGACGGAGCTAGCCATGTGGCACATGAATAGAGACTTCCCGACACCTGTACCAGCAAGTGCGATATTAAGAGTCTTGTTAGGGATGCCACCTTTTGTAATATAGTTAAACTTTTCGAGATCAAACGGAATTTTCTCTTCGACCCTGTGGTAAAATTCATATCTATCTTTAGATTGTTCAATGTAGTCATGTCCGATGTGTTCATCAAAAGAGACAGCTAAGGCATCCTGAAGGATGCTAGGTATAGCACCCTTGTCCAACTTGCTGTCTCCACCGTCTGCAATCTTTATTGATTGCATAAGCGCAAGATATATAGCACGGTCTTGACACCACTTTTCTGTGGCATCTAAGACCCAATCAAAGTCAACCCATTCATCAGTTAAACTCTTTACAGTTGCAACAGCGTTATTGAAGGATTCTTCAGTAAGATCAGTACGATTCTGTAGATTTATTAAAAGAACTTCCTGTGTTGGAACCTTGTCATACTTTCCAGAGAAATCTTGAATCTCTTCAAAGATTATTTTCTCATCATATTCTTGAAAGTAATCAGCCTTAAGAAAGGGTACTACTTTACGGTAGTACTCCTCTGTAAATAATAAGTTTCTAAGTATTGTTAATTCAATACGTTCAGTTGCCATAACTATATTCCGTTCGTGCTGCTTCTTCTAGTTTTGCCATCACTTCCTCTGTGAAGTATTTTGTAGGATCAGAGAGTATAGATTTAGGGTAAACATTAGAACCACCAATTTTGATACGGTTGCCCACCCTATTGAATACTCCGTACTTCTCACCAAGCTCCAAGAGTCCATAATACCTGTCCAGTCCACGTTCGTCAAAGAATAATCTGGTAGCAACTTTAGAACCCTCCTGTGTAAATCTAGATTTTTTTGCTTCGCACTTAATGATGTTACCCACCAGTTCAGTACCGTCCTTCTCTTTCGATTTGGATAGGTATATTATAGTCGATGCAGCATACTTTAGTCCACTACCACCGCCCATTTCTTTAGCTGGCACATAGGATCCTATCACATCATATGTGTGATTCGTAACAAGCATAGGAATACCTGCTTGTCCTAGTTTCAAAGTTAATACTCTGAATGCACCTTTGATCAACTGAGATTTGGTCATATCCCTGACCTGTTTATCATTAGAAATGTCATCCATCTCCTTTGATGTACTAAGCATACCAAGACTGTCAAGAACGAACATCAATGGTTGACGCTCCTCCTTTGGTTCTTTCATATACTTATCAACAATTCTAGTTGCCTGAGTTCTAAACTCTTCTATGGTTGCTACAGGAAAGATTACCATACGTGATGAATCTATACCCCTGCTCTCAATTATATCCTTTGATAAAGCAGATTCAGACTCAAAATAAATAACCCCACCGTTGCTATGGTTATCAAGAAAGTTACGTACAACACTGAGTGCAAAGAAAGTTTTTCCTGTTGAGGATTCTCCTGCAAGTGCTGTGACTTTATTAGAAGGGATTCCCCCGAAAAGAGAACCACTAACGACAGCATTGAAGATATAGCTACCAGTGTCAACAAAACTGGATGTATCTCCAGCAGCAACTCCATCGCTGACGAGGCTAGCAAATTCATTTCCACTATCTTTAATTACATTATCTAAGAACGTCGCCATTCATTTACCTCACTTTCGTACATTCTAACATAGTCATGGTCTTTAGACAAGAGCTTAGCATAAGCTTCTGCTGTTATCTTTTCTTCAAAAACTCTTATCTGTTCTGCTTCAAGTGCTTCTACTTGAGCATCTTGATAAGTGACAGTCCAAACTGTTTTACTCATTAAAAGAAACTCCCTAGTGTGATTTTTTTCTCGTGCGTCCAACCTACACAGTCTAGCACATTTATTAATGGATTCAAGAAACTCTTCTCAAATTGTGTTTTGTAGTCAACATACTTCTCAAGACCAAACTCTTCAGGAAGATCCCCAAAGAAACTAATTACATCTTCATGTATTGGATTAGGTGTCTTAAGGTACATAAACTTTATCTTCTCACCCTCCTGTATTAGAGGATGTTTATTTTCTATCTTATGCTTTTTAACATAATGATTGTATAGTAAAGCACCTCTTACATGGATCGGTGTCCTCTCTGTATAGATGTTAGTTCTGTGGCTATACTTTTCAAGGTTGTTAACGCCTCTGGGGAATGCGACTTCCTCATAGGGTCGCTCTCTGGTTTCTGCTCGGACATCATTGACAAAAGAGATAAGTTCATCATTTGTTTTGCCGATAATGATCTTGAAAGCTGCATATAACTTGTCCCTAAAATACTGTGGTGTAGATGACCTAGCGGTCTCAAGTCCCATGATTTTCATCTTGGGTTCTTTGTATCTAACTCCTTCCGAGTCCCATACGTTTAATATGTATCTCTTCTTAGCAGTCCAGATACCACGATCAGCGATGTTCTCTCGCTTCATGATCATCTTTTGGTCATACGCTTTAACATACGTTGCAAGCTCCTCATACGAGGCATCAATGAACGGTTCCAACTTATCTTTGCAGATCTTGTCAAGTAGCTCCACGATCCGAACCTTATCGTCAGACTTATTACCAAAAAATTTATCAACAATAGGTCCGAGATTAAGATATATTGAGTCGGTGTCAGATGCAATAACGTAATCTTTCTTATCTGTAGACAGTAGTTTATTTAGATAAGCATTCATCTTATTCTCTATCCACCTGATAGAGACTTGACCTGATAACGTAATGGCCTCAGCATTTGCAAGACGATAGTATCTAAGATGCTCATTGCCGATAGCACCATAAGCACTGTTAAGAGAGATCTTCTTTGCCATCTGTATGTTATTACATCTGGCAATCTCCTTAGTCAGTTCAACAGAAGGATTCTTTTCATACTCCTGCTTTGCCTTGATCATTTTCTTCTTGAAGATGACCCTAGAGTCATACATCTTCTGCATCATCAAAGGCAAGAACCCTTGTATATCCTTCCTGTACTGTGCTCCATTAGCACACGTAGCAAACTCACCATCAATAATAGTCTCTTTGTTTAAGATCCCTTCAACGCTGGCATCACTGTGTCTAGTCTCCCAGAGGGTCTCTGGTGAGATATTGTACTGCATAATAAGGTGAGGATACAGGCTATTGAGGTCAAAATTAACAACCCAATCATAGCGTCCTGGTTTCGGTTCCTTGACATAAGCCCCTGCATACTGTGAATCTTTTGTTGCTTCCTTCTTTGGAGGAATTGCTATCTTACGTTTAGTAAGTTCGTGATATATGTAGTTATCCCACATACGAACCTGACTAAACACATCTTCATAATTCACCTTAGCATCATATGCCATAGTGAATGCTAGGTCTAACAGTTTCATCTTATCGTCAAGTTGATCTACCAACCTAACGTCATGAATATTGTATTCAATGAACTTCTGCCAGTCCTTCTCATAGAACTCTTTGAATGTATCAAACTCAGAGTGATCTAACTTTCTCTCTCCAAGTTCAACAAAACAAATATGATCTAATCTATAACTCTCTTGATTCTGATAAGTAAACTTCCTATACAAATCAAGATAATCTAATGTGGATATACCAAGTGTATCCACCGCCCATTGCTTACGACCTTTAATAAAGATCTCTCGTCTAGATACTAATCTCCATGGAGAAAGAAGTTTAACTGCCTTCTCTCCCAATATTCTTTCTACACGATTAGCAATGTACGGCATATCGAATAACTGTACATTCCATCCTGTAACTACATCAGGATAATTGTCCTGCCAATAACCTAGAAAGGCATTAAGCATTCCTTCTTCTGATCTGAAGTGCATGTAATCAACTTCAGAATCTTGATTGTCAAAAGGTCTAGCACCCCAGACAGTAATGCGACCAGTAAAGGAGTCCTTAATACTGATCGCTAATATCTCTTGGTCTGCTGATTCTATAT